TGACTGCAGTAAACAAAGCGAAAGCGACATTGGAAGATAACCCAACTACAACTGATGCGTTGGTGGTGGTATGCGATGCCTTTCACTAAACGACGAACTAGAGAACAGGGAATTTTAGAGGAAGACGTTTACACGTTAGCTCTTGAACGCGTCAGTCGGGCTTATGATTTATTTGACAATATCGTGGTCGCGTTTTCGGGCGGTAAAGATTCTTGCGCGTTGCTGAATGTCACTTGGGAAGTCGCGAGAGCAAGAAACCGATTGCCCTTAGAAGTGGTTTTCTATGACGAAGAAGTCTGTGCGCCTGAAACGATAGACTATGTGCGTCGAATAGCGAACCATCCTGAGATCGCTATGGAATGGGTCTGCTTGCCAGTTATGCACCGCAACGCGTGTTCGACAACTGAGCCGTACTGGTATCCGTGGGATCCTGATTGCCCCGAATTGTGGGTGCGAGAAATGCCCGAAGAAGGCATTAGCTCAGTGCCTGGATTTTATCGTCAAGAATTACCACATTACTCACCTGAGTTTCTTCAACGAACGCGTCAAGGCACAGTAGCTGAGTTAATGGGCATCCGCGCAGAGGAAAGTCTTATACGACGGCGCGGTGTGACGATCCGCAAAGAAGATAACTATCTAGCAGTCACCCATATTCCGACAGTGACGAAAGTGAAGCCCATCTACGATTGGAATACTGAGGACATTTGGACAGCTGTTAAAAAATACGGCTGGGATTACAACCACGCATATGACCGTATGCACAAGGCAGGAATCGCCCCCAAACAGCAACGCATAGCACCACCATTTGGCGAACAGCCGATGTTGGGATTATGGATGTGGGCCTCCTGTTGGCCTGAGGTCTGGGACAAAATGAGCGAACGTGTGCCAGGTGCCGCTGCAGCAGCGCGTTATGGAAAGTCAGAATTGTATGGTGGTAGTCGTAATTTGTGGCCCCCTTTGGGAATGTCTTGGGAGGATGGGATCCAGTATTATCTCGCCAAACATCCCGCGAATATCCAGACTTGGGCCGCTAGACGTATCCGAGGGTTCATGCGTACTCACTTCGCAGATACTAACGATCCCATTCCTGAAATCAAAGCTCACCCCACAACAGGGCTTTCGTGGAGATTAATGCTTCGAACAGCAATGCTAGGAGATTTGAAATCACGGACTGATCCACGAATGAGAGCGCAGGATCCATTAGGAAGAAAGGCAGCTAAAAATGAAACAAACTAAACGAAAACCCCAACCATTAGATCGAATTGAATGGATCGAGCGTAGTGAATTGCGCTCAAACGATTACAACCCAAATCACGTTGCAAGACCCGAATTAGCGTTATTGAAATTGTCGATTCTGGCAGATGGATGGACGCAGCCCATCGTAGCGCGTTCAACAGGCGAGATCGTAGATGGATTCCACAGATGGTCATTGGCAGCTGATCCTGAGATTGCAGCGTTAACTGACGGACTTGTGCCAGTAGTCAGACTTTCAGATGAACTACCTATGAGCCACCAGATAGCCTCCACCATTCGTCACAATAGGGCTAGGGGTACACACGGAATCAACCCGATGACCGAAATCATTCGAAGTTTATTAGATACCCACCAAATTTCCTCTGAAGAACTGCAAAAAACTCTAGGCATGGACAAAGAGGAAGTAGAGCGTTTGGCAGATACTAGTGGGATGCCCGATTATGGTAGCGAAGCTGAATTCAATAAAGGATGGAAACCTGTATGAGCGAATATGTACAGCATTGTAGCGAGCAAGTGCTAGGCCCAATGTTCGATGATCTGGGAACGGAACTGCAAGGCATAATCGGATCTGAGGGCGCAAAGGGTCTTGTGGAAGCTGCAGACATTAAGGGCGACATAGATCTGAATGAAGCCGCGTTCGAATTAGGGCTTGATGAAGTGGTCATGTCGGCGGGAACCGAGTTCCCATTACACATTCACCCTGGAAGCCATATCCTCTACATCCTAGATGGGCCAGGCTTCGTGCATATCGAAGGCGTAGATTACGCCGTAGATACAGGGGATTCGATCTATGTGCCAGCTGTGTTTCCGCATGGGGTTAAAACGTCTCCGTCAAATCCCGCAGATTTTAGGTTTGTCGCTATTGGATATCCCCACCACAAAGTAGATTCAACTACGCGAATGACGGTAGTTAGATAAAGAATGAAGTTGATATGGATTGATCGCATAGATCGGTGGTGTCGGTATTTCTTGCGACACGTTTACACCGAATGGGGTTTAACTATCGATCAGATAGATCTAACAGAAGGGCGTCAGAAACGCGCTGAGAAGCCTAAAGAGGATCATGCCGAGAGAAAGTAAATTATCGCCCCGTCGAATCGAAGCTATAGAGAAGCAGAAGCAAGCTTTAGAGTTGCGAATGGCCGGTCGAACTTGGCAGGAAATAGCAAACGTTTTAGGCTACAAAGATCATTCGGGGGCTGTGAGAGCCGTGGAAGCAGCTTTGTCACACACGTTGGAAGCCCCGTCAGTGCATTATCGCGCTCTCACATTAGAACGACTCACAAAGGTCTTACAAGTGTTCTGGCCTACTATGTTGCAAGGCAGTCCTGATGCAGCGCGAACAGTCCTCCACACAATCGCAGATATTCGCAAGCTAATGGGGCTTGATGCACCTGTCCAGCTTGAACACGGTGGCAATGGAACTCCAATCAGGCATGAGGTAATAAGTGTAGAGATTGGCGACGTTACAAACGCCCTACGGGTCTTGGCAGATGTTGGGGCCATCAGGATGGAATCCAATGGACACCAACCTGACCTTGCCTTGGGCGGAATACATCCCGCACCAGCCGACTCCTAAACAATTAGCATTTCTGATGCTTGACGTTCCTGAAGCGTTGTACGGTGGCGCAGCAGGAGGCGGAAAGAGCGATGCTTTACTCATGGCTGCGTTGCAATACGCTAATGTGTCAAACTACTCCGCTCTGCTGCTTAGACGCACGTATGCAGATCTATCTCTACCGGGGGCGTTAATGTCTCGTGCGTTTGAATGGCTTATGCCGACAGATGCGCGTTGGCGCAATCACGAAAAGACTTGGGTGTTCCCCTCCGGTGCGACACTTACGTTTGGCTATCTGGACAGCGTTGGAAGTGAATACAGGTATCAATCTTCGGAGTTTCAATACATAGGTTTCGATGAGTTGACGCAATTCCGCGAAGTGCAATATCGCTATTTATTCAGCCGCTTGCGGAGACTTGAAGGACAGCAAGTTCCATTGCGAATGAGGTCAGCATCGAACCCAGGCGGGATAGGTCACGAATGGGTGCGGAGCCGCTTCGTAGACACCCAACAGCAGGAAGTTCACGATCCAGCTACGCCCCTGTTTATTCCAGCTTCGTTGCCTGATAACCCCTACCTCGACCAAACAGCTTATCTTGCCTCGTTGGAGCAATTAGATCCTGTCACCCGCCAGCAATTACTGAACGGGGATTGGACAGCTAGGCAAGAGGGAAACTTGTTCAAACGCGGATGGTTTCCTGTGGTGGAGGAATTGCCAGTTACACGAAACAGATCAGTGCGCTATTGGGACTTAGCCGCAACTGCACCACGACCTGGCATTGATCCAGACTACACAGCAGGCGTTCGTGTAGACCATGCGAATGACGGCTTGTACTACATCGTAGACGTTCAACGGATGCGGGGGACTCCTTCAGAAGTTGAGCATTTGATACACCAAACCGCTATGATGGATGGAGATTCGACAGCGATTGTCATTGAACAAGAACCTGGCGCAGCTGGCGTGAATACTATCTACCAATACGTGACACGCGTGTTATCCGACTTCCACGTTAGAGGCCAGCGAGCAACAGGATCTAAAGTCGAGCGAGCGAATCCTGTCAGCAGCCAAGCAGAGGTGGGCAATATACGCCTCTTGCGCGGCCCCTGGCTCAGTGCCTTTCTTGACGAGATTGAGGCGTTTCCTGTAGGAAGCCACGATGACCAAGTCGATGCTATGTCGGGGGCTTTCATGCGGTTGCGAGGCATACATTCGCCAGAACCTCTTGTGCATCAGTTAACGGGAAGGCGTCCTATTCGGCCCGAAGATAACCCATTGGGACTTGATCCCGACAACCCGATTTATTGGGATAACTAGGAGGTATACAGAATGGTTCTGTTCAGTGCCAATGGTCTTGACCCTGTTGCCGAATCGCTTATGCGGTGGATACAGCAACAAGCTGACGATAGGCGCGTAGATTACGAACTAACCCGACGCTACTACCAAGGCGATCACGATACAGCGTTGACTGATCGCTTGAAGAAATTTCTACCACCACGCCTGCAATTCCGCGACAACTTTATGAATGTGGTAGTTGACAGCCTAGCTGAACGATTGCGTGTTATCGGCTTCGACAGCAACGAGTCTGATCTAGGTGAATGGGCCTGGGATCTATGGAGTGCTAACCGCATGGACTACACCCAGAACGTAGTTCACACCGAAGCCATTATGATCGGCGACAGCTACTTGCTGTGCGATTGGGACATGGAGCATGAACGTCCTCGTTGGACGCACCAAATGGCTGAAATGATCGTACCTCATTACGACGAAAATACTCGCATGATCGATTGGGCAAGCAAGAAGTGGTTACAACGTCCGCAAATCGGCGAAGAACCTGAAACTCGCTTGAACCTTTACTATCCTGATCGTGTAGAAAAGTACGTCGCAAAGGGTGGCGTTTGGCAGCGTTATCAAGACGAAACTGACGAAGCTTGGCCTGCATCGTGGCTAGACCGCAACGGTCAGCCTCTGGGAATCCCTTTCATTCACTTCAAAAATAACCCGATGGGATTGGATTTCGGACAGTCTGAGATACTAAATGTAGTACCTATGCAAGATCTACTCAATAAGTCGTTGATTGATCTGACGATGATCCTCGACACTCTAGCCTTTCCGCAACGCTACACATTAAACGTTAATCATGGCGCATCCCGACTGGACATATTGCCAGGAAGCGTCACTGAATTCCATAGCGAATACGATGGAGGCCAAGTTGGGCAATGGGCGGCGGCGAACGTAGACAGCCCACTACGCGCCATAGAATCGCTTGTACAACACATAGCTGGAACGACGCGAACACCCCAACATCTATTCCAGATCGTCGGTGGTATGCCTAGCGGTGAAGCCTTGAAAACGTCTGAATCAGGTCTGGTAAATAAAGCCAAGCATCGCATGATTAACTTCGGCAATTCCTGGGAAGATGCGGTCATTATGGCTGTGCGAATACAGGAAGCTTTCGGATCTAATGCCCCTGCATTGCCTGACAATAACCAATTCGCAACTACCTGGGATGATCCCGAAACTCGCAACGAGCAAGCGCACCTAGAGGCGTTAAAGTCCAAGATGGAGTTGGGCATTACCAAGCATCAGCTATGGCGTGAAATGGGCTATACGCAAGAACAGATCGACACGATGGATGAAGATGCGACGAACGAAAGGGCTGCAGACAGCAACATCGGGGCTGAGATATTGCGCAGCTTCCAAACAGGTGAGATCTAAATATGCCAGCTTCTGACGCACAAGAGGCTGTTCAAGATATGGCAAAGCGATTGGCAGCGATGGAAGCTAATGCAGCCAATCTCATTATCGAGTCTTATCGACCAGTTGACCGGAACATTCGCGCAGATGTCGGGCGCGTTTCTGCATTAGCTCAGAAGCGCAAACTGAAACCCTGGCAGATCATGCGAATGACTGCGATGACTACGTTGCGGGCGCAAGTCGTTGGCGAATTAGCGATCTGGCACAGCGTGGTAAATGGAATCGTCACTGATGGACAACGTGCAGCTGTCGGGTTGTCACAAACAGGGACGCGCCAAATAGCGAACGCGGGACTTCCACGAGGTATCAAACTAGACAATCTCGCGCGTGTAGGAATCGAATGGAACCGTTTGCCTGTCGAGGCTTACCGCAACTTCGTAGGAATCGCTGGCGATGGAAAGCCGATAGGCA